ATGGACAACAAATTGATTACCGCGGAACGAGCCAAGGAAATAGCCAGTCAAAGGAAACAATTATTACGAGTAATGGAACTAATCTTGGAAGAAGCCGGGAATGGTGAGATGGTAACTACCTGTGAAGGTTTAAGCGAGGAAACTATCGCCAAGCTGGAGGAGTTAGGATATCAAATCGAAGTGAGATGCGCTCTTTCAGATAACCCCATGTATGTGATATACTGGAAATGATGACTACACTCCATAATACCGAATTCTACACCACTCCCGAAGGCACCGTTATGGTGAAACCCGTCGGGCAACCGGCTTACGAACTAAAAGAAAATTGTCGAGAGGTAGTCAGTACTATGTTGGCCATCATCCGGGAACGGTATCCGAAGGCACACACAGCTCTGATGAAACTATACTCATCCAGCTCGATGAATCGCACATGGTATGAATATAAGGTGGTTCACCGTTTCATCCGGTGCAACTTCGGAGATTACAATCAGGGCGCCATTGACATCAACCATAACGGGACCTTCCAATTCGAGGAAGTGGGATGCCCTTTGCGTGGAGAATGTCCGCTGGAGGGCGTAGTATGCAAGCCGGAACTGGACACCCATCTCTCTGATCGGGAAATGGATGTGTTCCGTTTGTATGCAAAAAATCTTCAGACGGAACAGATTGCCGAAGAACTGCACATCTCTCCCTGTACCGTAAACCGTCATCGAGAGAACATCAAAGCCAAGATCCGAGTTGGTAGCGTATCCGAAATGGTTGCATACTGGTATGCGAACCATCTGATATAAACTCATGATATTATCCTGATCAAAGCCCTATCCACCTGCGAAGGCCGAAAGGGCACCCATCCCGCACTACGTCCTAATGGTAGCGGACCGATGGTCTACCCCATCCTCGCAAGCGACGGCGGTTCGAATCCGCCATGCGGGACACGACGATTTATGAACCTACAAAAACTGTATGAAGATGAAAACAGAAAAACTTTCATTGGACACTCGGGTGGCCAACGAGCTGGTAGCCCGAATCACCGAAGAGCGATGGCCGGTGCACGTACAACGAGGCATCCCCTTCCGCACGGAGAACGGCAACCACATGGCGGACGTCACCGTGGAGTATGAAGAAGACTTCCCGTTCGGTGAGAAACTGGACGAGACCATCAACCGAGTGTTTAATTTAACTGAGGAGAAAAAATCACCTCAAGGTATTTGTAGAATCTGTGGATGTACAGATGAAGATCCATGCTTTAGTCCACTCGTTGGAAATTGCTGGTGGGTAGATGATGCGCACACATTGTGCTCTCATTGTGCAGATGAAGCAATCAGTAATGACTCTGAAACCATCCATTGCATTAACAGCAGAATTAATGAACAAGAAGATTTAATTCAAGAAGCTCTATGGTAACAAAAAAACACTTTCAAAAAAAATTCCCGGACGTGAAAGTCCAGAGGCTGGAAACGAAGGTAGTTTTCAGCAAACGGGAAGTTGAGAAAACGGTAGTTGACATGTGCAACATGTGTGGATTTGGTCTGCTGTATTTTGAAGCCGCAGGTAAGAAGATAACCGTATATACATCCGACAAGATGAAAGAGGTATTGGGTAAGATGACAGATGGCGCAGAACTGACAGATCCTAACACCGGGCAACATGTGAAAGTCATCAGTCGTGAACCATTTTTTGTCGGAGGCGAATACTGCATCCGTGTACAGTTTCCGGATGGCTCTAATGATGTCTATAGTTGTGATTTTTTTGTTGAGTAAAATATGGACGAAAACAGTATGAAGATTGGGCTTGATACAAATCTTGAATATCGGGAGGGCCAGGTATTCGTTGATAAAATGAATACAAACGAAATACCGGCAATGCTGGCATGGCGTCTTATTGAAGCCTTGAATAAAACTATAATTGAATATTATAAGGAGAATAACCAATGAAAAGAGGAACCCGCGTCCGCGTACTGCGGACAAATGAAATTGGCACTATCGCCGAAAAAAAACTCATCCGGAAAGGAAGAGAAATGAAAATATATTGCAACGTTAAGCTCGACAATAAACCCGAGCAGGACACTTGGTACTATGCTGATCAATTGATTGACACTATAGTGAAAGCAGATGTAAGCATAAGGGCGACCGACAGATCCACAGCCACCTTTTCTGTAGAATTTGACACCGACATTAAAAGTATATCCCTGGACCATATCCGCTCCATATCAGAGAACAAAAATATTCCCATAGACAAATCTCTCGCAACTTGGATTACAGTATGGCTATTCAGAGGTATCCGCGAAACTTTGAAAGAAGCATATGGTGGAGACCCTGTCGTCAATTATGAGAAATGGTAGTATTCGTCCTTGCTCCGAAAATAAGCAATGAAGATCTTTGTCGCCATGGACCTGACAAACCATCTGCCCGATGACGCACGCTCCTGGATACCAACCTACGCAGACCGTATGGGATGGGAGAAGCTGAAGGAATACTACGACCGTGTATTCCTTCGGCTGGAGCGGATGCGCCCGGGCGAAAAGCTGGTCGTCTGGCAGGAAGTGGTACCCGATAACTATGACCTATTTTTGCACTGCGCCTATACAGCCATCTGTGAGCTGCAGAGCTATGGCATCAACAGCTACTACTTCGACGACCAGGCGACCGTAATTACCCGACAATGACGCAGGTAATCCCTGCTAACTATATACAACTATGATTGACGAACGAATTATCGAACAAATCCTCGACCGTGCCGACATCGTCGATGTCATCGGCGGTTATGTCGAGCTAAAGAAGAAAGGGGCGAACTATGCTGCCTGCTGTCCATTGCACAAAGAGAAGACCCCCAGCTTCATGGTGAACTCCGCACGCGGAACCTGGCACTGCTTCGGGTGTGGAAAAGGCGGAAACGTTATCGGTTTTTTGATGGATCACGACACACTGACCTTCCCAGAGGCTGTACGGGCACTTGGCAAGCGATACGGAATCGAGGTGGAGGAGACCAAGCTGACTCCCGAACAGGAGCAGCAGCGCATGAAGCGTGACAGCATGTACGTTATTAATCAGCGGTGCGCAGAATACTACCGGGCGAACCTGCTCAATCCGGCCAACAAAGTAGCCGCTGACTACGTCAAAGGACGGTGGGGGGAGACTTACGCAGAGGAGATGGGAATCGGATATGCGGCGGACTGCTGGGATTCGCTTTTGAAATTCGCCCAGGCATCCGGCTTGTCCGTCGAGCTGATGAAGGAGATGGGCTTACTGAAGGAGCGTGAGAAAGGCGGGCTATACGACTTCTACCGCAACCGTATCATGATACCCATCCGTGACCGTTTCCGTCGAGTCATCGGATTCACCGCCCGCGACATGAGTGGGGCGAAAGATACGGCCAAGTATCTGAATTCCATCGAGAGCGATGTCTATCATAAGAAGGACAGCATCTTCGGCATCGACCTTGCCATCCGCCAGGCGGCCAAGGAATCGAAGTTCTATCTCGTGGAGGGCGGACCGGACGTGATGCAGCTGCAGCGCATCCGCGTAAACAACACCATCGCCCCGCTGGGTGGTGACTGGACGACCGGACAACTGGAGCAGCTTAAGAAATACGCCACGAAGGTCTGCTTCCTGCCAGACGCCGACCCTCCAAAGACAGACAAAGGTGAGAAGCTGGGCGCCGGTACCCGCAACGTAATGCGTAATGGATTACTGGCCATGAAAGCCGGATTCGGAGTTACCGTAAAGGAAATCCCCTTGGGCGAGGCGCAGAGCAAGAATGACCCGGACAGCTACTGCACCAGCATACAGAAGTTCCAGGAGCTGGAGGAAATAGACTTCATACCTTGGTATGCGAAGTATCTTTTTGCCGATGTCAACACCACAGAAGAGAAAGGAAACGTTATCAATGAGATAGCGTCAATGGTCACTATGGTAAAGGACGAACTCAAAGAGTCCATGTATATGCGACAGCTTCAGGAGTTCTACCCCGACAAGAACGACTGGAAGAGGGCACTCAACCGGGCCAAAAAGCTGGAGAAAGCCAAACAGGTGATTGATGAAAGCAAAAAAATTGACCGTGACCTGCTTCAACGATATGGATTCTATGAAGAGAACGATGCCTATTTCGCGCTGGTAGGTGACACCGGCAACTCAACCAAGTGGAGCAACTTCACGATGACCCCCATGTTCCACATCAAGGACTCACTACTACCCAAACGCTTATATAAGATTAGAAACCAAAACAAGCAAGAGGAGATTATCGAAATGAAACAAGAAGATTTAGTATCCCTATCAAAATTCAAAATCAAGGTGGAGGGCATCGGTAATTTCATCTGGCTGGCCACGGAGAAAGAACTGACCAAGCTGAAGATGTTCCTGTACGAGCAGACCGAGACCGCCATCGAGGTCACACAGCTGGGTTGGCAGCGTCAAGGGTTCTTCGCCTTCGGCAACGGAGCCTTCGACACCGAATGGCATGCGGCGGATGAATACGGTATCGTCCGGCTGAAGGCCGGGAACTTCTACCTGCCCGGCTGCAGCACCATCTACCGCGACGACGTGAAGCTCTTCCAGTTCGAGCGTAAGTTCATCCACACCACTTATAACAATGTTAGCCTGCGGGAGTACAGCGACAAGCTGGTGCAGGTTTTCGGAGACAACGCCAAAGTAGGTATCTGCTTCCTGCTGGCCTCGCTGTTCCGTGACATTATCGTTGGCCAGACCAAGAGTTTCCCCATTCTTAACCTGTTCGGTCCAAAAGGGAGCGGTAAGTCTGAGCTCGGCCACAGCCTTATGTCGTTCTTCATCATCAAGAATACGCCGCCCAACATACAGAACGCCACCATCGCTGCACTGGGTGATGCCGTGGCCCAATGCGCCAACGCTCTGGTACATATAGACGAGTACAAGAACAGCATCGACCTGGACAAGCGCGAGTTCCTGAAGGGTTTGTGGGACGGCACCGGCCGCAGCCGTATGAACATGGACCGTGACAAGAAGCGCGAGATAACCAGCGTGGACTGCGGCGTCATCCTGTCCGGTCAAGAAATGCCAACAATCGACATCGCTTTGTTCTCCCGCCTGATCTATCTGACCTTCACAAAAACTGAGTTCTCTACGGCTGAAAAACAGGCATTTGACCAGTGCAAGGCCATGCGTGACCTGGGCCTTTCGCACCTGACGCTCCAGCTGCTTCGTCATAGATCAAAAATGGAGACAGATTTCTCGGCCAACTACCGCCAGTGCATGAATGATCTGAACGACCGGCTGAAGGGTGAGACCATCGAGGACCGCATCCAGCGAAACTGGGTGATACCCTTGGCTGCTTTCCGCACGCTGGAGGCGGTGCTCGATGTGCCGTTCACGTACCGTGAGCTGCTGGATATATGTGTGTCCGGTATCATCCGTCAGAACCGGGAGTGTAAGAGTAACAACGAGCTGGCCAACTTCTGGAATGTGGTCAGCTACCTCCAGCAGGATGGCGAGATATTCCTGGAGTCCGATTTCCGCATTGACTACCTCGACCGGCTGAAGACAAACAAGGTCAAAGACCTGGTATTCCAACGTCCGAAAGCTATCCTACGGCTGCGCACCGACCGCATCTTCATGCTTTACAAAAAGTTCTCCAAGCAGGTGGGAGACTCCGCCCTGCCGACTGAATCCCTAAGCTTCTATCTGGAGAACAGCAAAGAATACTTGGGCGTGCAGAACTCCGTGCGCTTCAAGAACATCCTGAAGGGTGTTGAAGTGACGAAGGAGTTAGATAATGGAGGGCAAAAAGTATATCGTAAAACCAGTATGACCAAACAGGCCCTCTGCTTTGACTACTCGGAGCTGATGGCCAACTACGGTATCAACCTCAATGTTGACACGGGGGTGTCGATTGAGGATGACCCAGGGGGCAGTGACGAAGGCCCCTATAAATTCTAATTCGTCTGCATAGTTGTATCAGCCCTGGCCTGTGAAGGTCGGGGCTTTTTTGTGCCTGTTCGTGGGTGTGTTTGGCTTCTCTGACGGGGCAAAAAATGCTTCTACACTTTCTACACTTTCTACAACGTTATAAATCAGTAAGATAACATTAAAATACACCTTCTACAAGTTTCTACAAATTTCTACAAAATGCCACTTTTCTTCATTTCTTCTACAAATCCTCACTTTGTAGACGAATTTTCTGCAGATTTTTCATGCTTGGAAACTTGTTAAGTGATTGATTTACAAACGTGAAATGTTTTTGTAGAAAGTGTAGAAGGTGTAGAAGCCGAAATGTATGTGTAGAAATTGCCTTATAATGATTGAGATATCGTTTATTATTTGTATATTTGTATGAAAACCAACAATTTATGATTAAAAAAAGAGATAGATTCGTTTGCTGGCTCCCATGTAAGCCCTATGTCAAGGAATTCCTCCTTGCCAACTTCAATGCACCTGACGAAGTCTGGGATGAGATTGTGGATCTTTCTCCCGACAGAGAGCTGCAGGCCGATTTTTTGGGTAGATTGGGTAAACAAGGGCGCTGGGAAAATAAATACCGCAATAACATGCGATATACCGCCAGCGTACCCATTGAAATAAGAAAAGATGACTTCTACCGATACGGCTGGAGTATCAGCAATTCGGATGTTGTCGGCTTTGGTCTCAAAGTTGAGAGACGTATCAAACAGATGCTGTTCTTATACTTGGACACCAATGTTTGTATGGGATTGCCATTGTCGGCAGCCATACGCAAATTCCAAAGCAAATTTGGATTCACCGAAGACACTTGGGCCTATGATACCATCCGACGCGAGTACAATCGGCATAATGGGAAAAAAGACGCCGAAAACCAGACCATTTTTGAGTATATTGATAAAATAATCATGGGGAAGTTGTCTGATTATGGGACAATTTCCCAGCAAGGCAGAATAACGTATGAAAACAATCAATCTCAACCCTGACAATCTGGGTGGATTACTGCATCTGTATGCTATTCCTCCCACTTCATTTCTTCGGATCCGAAAAGATTATGTGAATGACCTCAATTATCTTGAGCTGATACATCGTGATGACGTGATTGATATTCCCATATTTGCAAACGATACCTATGTATATACCGAAGAAAAAAGTACAGGTGATGCCGGAGACTGTTGGCGTGTCACGATAGAAGGGGTTATTCCACGACTTTCACAAGAGAACCAACCTGTCATTGAAGAGCTTGAGCGGGGTCTGTGGTATATAGTCGCGCAGGACTCGAATGGTGAAGTACATTTCTGTGGCCAGGAAAATGCGTTGTTGTTGTTTACAAACAGCAAAACATCCGGCCAGTCAGCTTCTTCAAGAAACGGAACTTCTTTCTCATTTGCCTGTATTCAGGATGCTCCCTCCATTTTTCTAACGGATTTTGAGGAAAGCACCTTGTAAATTAAGCGTTATGTGCATTTTCGCAGTGCTCAATGTCCTTGAGCACTGTTTTTTTTGCGTTTTTCTTTGCGTAAAAAATAAGGTATGAATGAAGTTGTAATCACTCTTTTCGGTTCCATCAGCCAATACTGGTATGATAAGAACTACATGAAGTATTTCCTGGATAAGGCAAAGGGTAAACCTGTCCGCCTGAAGGTGACAAGTTATGGCGGTGACGTCGCCGAAGCTGTAGCCATCAGTAACCTGCTGGCTGAGCATGGAGACGTGACCGTTGAATTCATCGGATTCAATGCATCGGCTGCCACTTGGATGGCATTTGGTGCCAAACGTATCGAAATGCACGCCGACGGCATGTGGCTGGCGCACAAATGCAGTGTGGGTGTTGATATCTACGGTTACCTCAATGCCGACCAGCTGGATGACAAAATCAAAGAACTGCAGAGCGGTAAGCAGAGTGCTGAAGCCATCGACTTGATGATTGCAAAAAAATATGCCGACAGATCCGGCAAGACGGTAAAAGATGTGCTGTCACTGATGAAAGAATCCAAGTGGATTGCCGCTGACGAAGTGAAGGAATGGGGCTTTGTTGACGAAATCATTCCAGGCATCAACAAGCGGGCCAAGGTGACCGACGAACTGACGAACTGTTTCAACGCGATGGGCCTTCCGCTTCCTGTCATCGAAGAGGCGAAGCCGGACAACACGCCATCCATGGTTGACCAGATAGTTGCCGGCATCAAGGACTTTTTCAAGCCCAAAGAGAATCCTATTACTAACCAAATTGTAACGACCATGCGAAAGGAATTTATTTCTGTTAACCAGGTTCTCAATATTGAGGGCTTGGAAGAGAACGAGGGCAAGATAACCCTCACTGTCGACCAGTTGAAGGCCATCAACGACGCCATCCGGTCAGCCAAAGACGGGCAGACTACTGCCGAGAACTCACTGAAAGCGGTTGTGGACGACCTCGATAGCCTGAGTGACCAGGTCAAAGCTGCCGCCGACAACAAGGCGAAAGTTCAGGTAATCTGGAACGTTATCAACAAGGTACCTGGTACCCAGACATCCACCAAACAGGAGTCCACCGAGGTCAACAAGTACGCTGATATCGCTACCGACCCTATCAACCATTATGAAAATGAATAACTAACTTAAACCTTAACTTTATGGACTTTAAAACACCTATTGACATTACCGCGGTACTGACTGCGGTAAAAAAGCACAAAGACATCCTGAAAGCCGTCGATAAGATTGACGCCAGCGAGGTTTTGAAGCACTTCACACCGATTCCGGGCATTACGGACTCTATCGAATTGGGTAAGGTAGAGGGAGGTACGGTTTCCAGCAAGTACACCGGTACCTTTGAGGCCGGCAAGAGCCAAGGAAAGATTGTTCCCCGCCGTCTGATTGTCCGTCCGGTAGTAATGGAGATGGCTGACGAGCCGGAACGTTACCGTCGTACCTACATCGCCGAAGTTCCGGGTTCAATCCGCAAGGATCATCCTTTCGAACTCTGGCTTATCAATCATGGCCACGAACTGGCCTCCAACGATCTGTTGTTCGCTATCTTCACTGCCCGATACAGTGCAAAAGAAGAAGATAAGGACATCAATGATGCCTTCGACGGTATGGGAACCGTCATCGAAGATGCCAAGGCGGTGGGTGATGTCTCCAGCCTGGAGGGCAACGTCTATACGACCGGCGAACTGACCCGTGCCAATATCGGCGAGAAGCTGCTGGAGATGTGGCGGCACATGCCACGCACCTTCAAGCGCAAGAAGAACATCAAGATGTTCATCAGCGACGACCTAGGTGACATGTACGACGACTGGCGCAAGGATGAAGGTACCATCGTCATCGGCATGAAGGAAGACACCAGCGACACGCAGCACTTGCTGGGCTCCAACAACCGTTGCGAATTGGTCCGCCTGCCGAACTTGCCGGACAACAGCCAGTTTGTGATGCTGTCAACCAAGGAGAACTGCTGCTATGGTTTCGACAAAGAGAGTGATTTCAAGTCTATCACTCCTTTCCCTTCAGGTAACCCCTACAAGTTCACGGCAGCAGGAAAGTATCTCATCGGTTTCCAGGTTGTCAGTGTACATAAGGCAGAATTCTGTGTCAACGACCGACCTCTTGATCCGGCAGCTACCAATGAATTTGGTTACATTGAGGTGACCATTTCCACCGACTTGGCCATAAACAATGGTGCCAAATGGCGTATCAAGGGGGAAGAAATCTGGCGCGAGAGTGGCACCTACGTGGCTGTTCCGGGCGGTATCGAGTACACTATCGAATTCGGAGCGGCTGCAGGCTATACCACACCGGCCGAAGTCAAGAAAACTCCCGCCAAAGGAAATGTCGAGAAAGTATCGCAGGAATATACCCCTGCCGGCTAAATTAAGAAGCGGTAAGGGAGGCAACTCCCTTACACGCATTGTCTAATGATTAATACCTGTATAATATGGCAGAAGTAGATCCCAAAGAATGTATTGCGCTCGATGATATCAACGAGGCAATGGATTGCGAAAACATGGATAACATGGGTGGTATCGTCCCGCAGATCATCTTCGGTTATCATGCCGATGTGGCAACCTGGCCGGACTATCCAGCCAAGACAGAAGCAGCTCTCACGCTCGAAGAAGCAGGAACCCTGAAGGGTGATGTCGTCATGAAACAGGGCTGTAAGGCTTATAAGATGGACTTCACCGACGACGTTAGCGAGTTCAAGATTACCGACCAGGGCGAAAGTGGCGGAGAATCCTTCCTCTACGACCTGAACATCATTTCGGCCAAAATGCGGAAGAAAATATTCGGATTTGAAAATGCGACCAAAGGCCGTAAGATGTTTTTCCTGGTACAGGACAACAACGGTACCTGGTACCTGATGGGCGACAAGCGCCGGGGCGCACTGCGTGCCAGTGGCGACGGTTCGACAACAGGTGCCAATGCAACAGCGCGCAATCAGAACAGCCTTCATTACACATTCACTTCGCCCAGAAAGTGCGTGTACGAAGGTGATGTGGAGACATTGCTCGTTGCCGCACCTGGAGCATAAGGACATTCTTCATTGTGTTTATAATTGGTTTCCCCGCTTCCCGCCTACTGGTGGGAGGCGGTTTTTTATTTGTCCTATACCGGCAATAAAAATCGCAATAGATTTGTGGCAAACAAAAATGTAGATATGGAAATCAATCAAGCTTACATCGAGGCCAGGCGCGAAGGTATCGACTGGCTCAATTCTTCCAAACGGGACTTCCGTCAAGGTGTGAACATCCTGCAAAAGTCCGGTTACAAGCCCATTGCTGTGGGCAAAATGGCACGTATCGGCGAAAAACCGCATACTCGCGAAAAACTCCTCTACGAAATGCGTCAGATGATTAAGGTATGGTACAATCCCAATGACCCGCGATTTGCAGACGTGGACCTAGACGACGATGCCAAAGTCGGCGAGGACGGTGGCAGCGAGGCAGTTCCCGAAACAGTGGCGCAGAACATCCTGACCGAAGCCGCTGCAGACCTGCAACGCGAAGAAGACGAACAGCCGACCTATCCGCCGCAGATTGCAAAAGTGATACATACCTTCGCCGAACGTTACAAACAGCGTTCCATCCTGCACCGGCAGATGAAAGCACTGGGCGAAACCAATACGACAGAGGTAATGAAGCAGCGCAAAGATCTGGTAGCCCGTATAGGCGCACTGAGTGACAACATGAAGCTTCTGGCCGCCATCCGTGACAGCTACGAGAAAAGGCTCGCTGTCACGGAAGAAGAAATCGATGTTGCCTTGGCCGAGCCGGTAGTGGAAGAAGAAAAGCCTAAAGAAGATGATGATGACGAAACCGACATCTCTTCCCTCAGTATTGAGGAGCTGAAAAAAGCCAAAGCAAACGCCAAGAGCAAAATCACCAAGGCACAAAACATGCTGCTCTATTCCAGCGAATCCAAACCAAAGGACGGGGCAGAGAACCCGCTGCCGGACTGCCCCAAACGGGTAAAGTACGAGAAGAAAATCGAGCAGCAGAAAGCTCTCGTTGAGAAGATAGAATATCGTTTGGCAGAGCTGCAATAATGCTATGTTAGTGATTTGCAGCGAGATTGAGAATAAGATGCTGGCGGATGAAGTAGTAAGTCCTACGCAGGGAAACGGTTACCCGACGGGCAACATCCGCCGACAGGATGCGGCGGCTTCCGACGATGATATCGTTGCCGGAAAGCTGCTGCATCCTGACGCCCTGGGTCAGCTTGTAAAAGGACAGACCAAGCACTTTTATTCGTCAGGTGCTTTCAACCTCATCCAGCTGCTGTTCTACCTGCTGAAACAGACCGGTCCGGCACACCTGTTTCTGACCACATACTCCGTATCCATGGACAGCATCGCAGCCCTGCGCCGAAAGGCTGATAGCGGTGAATTGCTTTCGGTTCGTTTTCTGATTGACAACCGGGTGCGAAGCATCTCGCCCAAACCATTCGACTTCCTCGTAAATTCTTTCCCGGGATGTTACCGCTGCTTGGCGCTGCATGCCAAGGTAGCACTGGTTTACAACGATCGATGGCAGATTACGGTAGTTGGCAGCCAGAACGCCACGCACAATCCCAAGCTGGAGCGGGGCATTATCCATACATCCGAAGATGTTTTTGACTTTGACTATAAAATGTTGAGTGATGAATTTGACCAAGGAACAATGTGACGAAGTGGAGAAGATGGCTTACCACCTGATTCAGCCGGGACTGATTGCCGTCAACATCGGTGTGGACGAACAGGAGTTTATCGAACAGATACGGACGGCAGGCACACAGGCCCGGATTTCCTTCTACCGGGGGTATATCCGGCAGCTGATAGAGGTGCGTGCATCCCTTATCAAATCGGCCAAGAATGGCAGCAACCCTGCGCAACAGGAGCTGATCAAGTTCATCAAACAGCAACAACAGTTCATCGACTATGAGTAACAACGACCTGACCACGCAACGCAAGAGCCGTGCTGCGCTCGAAGAGCAATCCTACGAGCTTATCCAGCAGCACATCATTGACCCGGAGCATTCGCCCCTGCCACAGCACCTGCAGGAGCAGTGCAACCGCGTGCTTCAGGTTGCCCGCCTGCTGGACGAATACCCCAACGAAAGCCACATCATCAACATCATGCTGGCCAAGTACCGTATCAGCCGGGCGCAGATTCGCCGCGACATTGCCTTGGCCAAAGATGTTTTCAAGACGCAGCACGAATTCGACTGGGACTTCTGGTTCTCCTGGATGATCAAGGACCAGGTGCAGCTCATCCGCGACTGCAAACTGCGGGGCGACCTGAAGCAGTGGAACAACGCCAAGAAGGTACTCCACCAGATGATTGGCGAACGCCCTGCCGCCATCGAAGACCCGCGCCGCATGGAGAAAAACGTGTTCTACATTCAGATCAACAACCAGGGCCAGCCCATCAACCTGCCACTTGAAGCCGTCAAGAACCTGACAGCTGAAGAACAGAAGATACTTATCGACAGCATGTATCAGCCCATCGACGACGCACAGGCCGAAGAGCTGATGAACAGCTGATTCACCATTTACCATTAATCATTTGCCATTATGAGGAAACTGACCAACAAACGCCTGATAGGATACCTCGTTGACCACAAGCACATCGACCTGGTGACCGTAAGCAAGACCAACATCATTTGTACCGTCGGACACAAGTTCCGGCCGGACGAAGTGAAGCAGCTGCTCGAAGATACCGGGCAGCCCATGCCCCGCATGACCTCCGACAAAGAGTCCAACTACATCATCTTTCCGCGTTGGTAATGGAAGAGAACGTTTGGGAGGAAGTCATCCGCGTAAACCCCGCACAGGCCGCTTTCCTGGTGCAGCCCTACCGCAACGGCTATGTCATCTACTCGCGTGCCACGGGTAAGTCGTTTATCACCGGTGCCGTGATAGACGACAACATCCGAACCATGCCCCGCGGAATTACCACCCTGACGCAGGCCACCATCGGCCAGGCTCTCACAAAGACCCTGCCATCGGCCTTCAAGATGCTGGAGATGCTGGGATACCGCCAGTGGGATCCTGTACAGAAGGTGGGCGACTACGTGGTCTGCCGCCGCCCTGTCGAGGGCTGGCTGCGCCCCTACGAACACATCATGTCTTTCGAGTACGCCATTTCCTTCAGCAACGGGCACATGCTTTACATCCTGACCCAAGGCGGCAACAGCCGTGGCCCGAATGCCGACTACAACATCACCGACGAAGCCTTGACGCTGGACAAAGTGAAATTCGACCAGGAAGCCGCGCCGACCAACCGTGGCAACGAACACATCTTCGGCCGCAAGTCCGCCCGCCCCGTCTTCAAGCACCACGGCAACACCTTCCTCTCGTCCATGCCCTACACGCCCGAACAGAAGTGGCTGCTGGAGCCTGCCCGCTACTACGAGGACGAACGCGGCATCCGGCTCTTCGAGGTCTGGAACAAAATTGTCCGCCTGCAGATGCAGCTCATCGACGCCCGACAGGCCGGCGACGTGGGGCTGTTCCGTGAAATCTGGAACGAAACCGTCCGCCTGCGTCAGAGCATCACTCCCTTTGTATCGCGCGACGGCACGCTGTTCATCCTTGGCTCCATCTTCGACAACATTGCCAACGTGGGCATGCAGTACATCCTGAACCAGTACAAGGTGATGGACAAGCTGTCGTTCATGATCGAAATCCTGAACTACATGGTGGACAAGATAGACTCCTGCTACTACCAGCTGGACGAACGCCACATCTACTACAACGCCACCAACGACAGCTTCATACGCGACTTTGCCGAAGACACCCGTTACGAATGGCAGCAGCTGGCCAACAACGACGACAGCCGCCGCGACCTGGACTGTAGCCCCACGCAGCCCATCGAAATCACGCCCGACTGGGGCAGTGCCGCCAGCTTCCTCGAAGTGGCGCAGGAGCGCAACTACGACTTCGTCACCGGTCAGCTGACGCGCGACCCCGTGGACACCAACATCAACGAGTTCTTCGTCAAGCGCGACGAAGAAGACGATACCATGGTCAACGCCCTCATGGACAAGTTCTGCCACTACTACCGCAACCACCTCAACAAGCATGTGCACTACTATCGCGACCGCTACGGCGACGCCCGTCGTGCCAACGCCAAGAAGTCGTACAACCAGCTGGCCATCGAGCGGCTGGAGAGTCACGGCTGGACCGTGGAGCAGCACACGCACGCCGGCATGGAGCCGCCGCAGCACGACAAGTTCCTGCTGTGGGCAGGCATCCTGGCCGAGAAAGACGAGCGCTTCCCCAAGAAGCGTTTCAATGGTTCGAAGTGCAAGTACACGCTCATTTCCATGAACAATACCCGTGTCATCGAGAAGGACGGTCGGTTCGAGAAGGACAAGCGCAGCGAGCGCAACCAGTCCATCCTGCCCGAAGAAGCTACACACTTCGGCGATGCGGTTGACAAACGCATCTGGACCAAGTACGGTCACATCCTCCGTCAGGGCAGCATCTTCGTAGATGCCCGCATCTGAAACATCGCAATCCTTATCGCAACATCACGTCCCGTACAGAGGACAACGCAGCTGGCACAAGACAGGCCGAGGGGGGGGTACCCCGTGTGTCATATTTCCTTACTTTTTGCGATTTTTTTTTCGTTTTTGGATAGGGCGCGGTCGGCAGAAACTTCCGTTTCTGTTTCATTCCAATAGAATGAAAGGGTTAAAAGGTAGTAATTCAGATAGTTGCTATCTTTATAACATTCGTTAATCCAACGCGCGAAAAATCCGTGCAGCACGTTTCAGCAAAAACTGAAACTTAGCCGCACGGATTTTTCGCGTTAATTTGTAGAAAGTGACCTTTCTGTTTGTTGTTTTGCGTTCACGCAGAGGTCACCGCTTCTTGCGATGCCGTGACCGGATATTCCACCCTGTCAATCCCCATCGTTGTACAGGCTGCGCTTTATCTGCACAAGGATGGCATCGACAAGGCAGAGCGGTAAGCTCGGCGCTTCTATCTTCCACTCGTTTTCTTCATCCTTCACTCCTGTTTATCCATTCACCTGGCACACGGCATTCGCTTTTTTGTGCTGCAAAGGTAAATGTTGACGTCACTGGCTCAAGTTCGGGCTAAGGTTCTCCAAAAAATCTCCACCCTTCGGGTCGTATTCAGGCTTCCAGTTTTGGGAGAAAACTTGCTCTTGCTCCTTACAACACCTTTTGACGCAGCGTAAAAAAGGCGAAACATACCGCGCGCGACAGGCGACGGAATAAAAAAAAAGTCGTTCAGGGAAAACGAGAGATAAAAGGCTCACACCCACGGCTCAAGGTTCAAGAATAAATTCAAATTTTTAAATATTTACAAATATGGCAACAAGAAAATTTATCATCCCCGAAGATTGGAAAAAGCAGTGGTCTAAGTTTATGGTAACGTTTTTCGACTACCTCCCAACACATTACGAGGCAAGCAAAAGAGAGTGGGCTGTCCGCCGTATGATATGGGATTTCAAAGACGGTAAACGGAGTGTCAAGGTGGCCGAGCTGGTGGCAAAGAAAATGCGGGAGCAGTTTGGCGCAGGCGTTGAAAAATTGACGCTGGTATGTATTCCAGCCAGCAGCGGCGAGAAGAACGAAGCCCGTTACAAGGTTTTCGCCGAAGAGGTGGCGAGGTTGACGGGCTGCCAAAATGCTTATAGCGCAATCACCATCGAGGGCGGTCGCTTGGCCATACACGAGGCGAAAGGCCGCAAAGTGATACGGGAGGCCGAAGTCATCAATTTCGACAAGGATTATTTCAAGGGAAAGCAATGTTTGATTTTTGACGACGTACTGACCCAAGGCCACAGCTACGCCCGTTTTGCGTGCGCTCTCGAAAATATGGGAGCGGAAGTTCTGGGAGGTTATTTTCTGGGTAAAACGATTTTAGGCAATAATTAAATTTGAAGCAATGAAGAGAACGAAGAGAAACGGAGGAATACAGCTTTCCTTATTTGACGACATGCGGGAAGTGACAGACAATGAGTTAATATGCGAATTGACAAACAAGCCCGTAGTGGCGGAAGATTGGACGGGCGAATACCGTTTGGAAAGGTTATTCAACAGCTTGACACCTCACCGCAGGCGGATAGCGATGGCAGCTGTAGAACTTTACAAGAGACGCAATATATGCCGTGATAAAAGGAAAACAATACGCCACAGCAAAGATGTTTTCGACATCATGCAACCGCTTTTAGGCGACCTCGACAACGAGGAATTTTGGCTCATGCCGTTAAATCAGGCGGGGCGGGTAATAGATACCATCCGCACCGCGATGGGAGGTATCTGCAACACTCCTGTAGATATACGCTTAATCATGCGAAAGTTGGTGGAAGTGGCAGCTACTGCATTTATTGTCGTGCACAATCATCCCAGTGGGAATGTACAGCCCAGTACGGACGACCGCAGAATAACGGAAAAAATCCGAAAGGCAGCAGATGTTTTTCAGATAAAGCTGCAAGACCATATAATAATCGGATACGACCGTTATTATAGTTTCAACGATGAAGGAATTATGTAAGGAGGGGCCCGTGAGGGCGCCCCCTTCGTTTGCTCGCACGCTCGCAAACGAAGGGGCCCCAATATAGGTTCGGATTGATTTCCGTTCCTTCAACCACGGAGGGGATTATTGTCCTACCAATCTGCCTACCAGTTTCTTATTTTTGCTGAAAAAACAACATGGTACGCCTCTTTTCCAAATACCTGAGCACCTACGGGTACGAAAGCATCCCCGATTTCCTGCTTTCCGTAGCCCCTTCGTTCAAATATGGCCTGCAGGTACCCGCCATCTCGTTGAGTGCCGTGGCGGCTTTTGTCACCCAATGGCTCGGTCTAAGCCCGTTCCTGGCCGTGGCCATGCTCGTAGCCATCGCGACGGAAATGCGCACCGGCATCCGGGCCAGCCGACGGCAGGGAATCCCCTTCGAATCTTTCCGCTTCTCGCGCTGCATCATCAAGCTGGGCATCTGGCTCGCCATCATCTACATCGTACATGCCTTTTATAAGGAATGCCTCCTGCAGGAAGAATTCATCTATCACACCATCGGCACCTTCTTTTTCAGCGTGGTGAAGTTTTTCGTGATGACCTGGTTCTGCGTGGAGCATCTGACCAGCATTCTGGAGAACCTGGCCGTCATCGACGGGAAACCCAAGGACGAACTCATCAACAAGGTGTCAGACTTGTGGGGTGAAGTATCAGAACAAATCAAACGGAAACGCCATGGTACAGACAAGTAGATACGTATGCATGTCCGCAATCGTCCTGCTGGCTTTCGTGTTGGGCCGGTGTACGGCGCGTCGCTCTGTCACAACCGTCCCGCCTGGCGTGACGCTGGAAATCACTGACACACTGGTCGATGTCATCAGCGTGCCGGTGGTCGTGAAGCACGAAGTACCGGCACAGGTGGACACGGCTGCCATCCTGGCCGACTACTTCAGCGAGCGGCATTATCGTGATACCATCATCCAGCGGCCATACCTGCGGGTGGAACTGACAGATGTCGTCGGCCAGAACCGTCTGCTGGACCGCCAGGTGGTGGTCAACTACCAGCAGCCGGTGGTTCATGACAATGCACTGACGCTGGGCACCGACATTGGGCGCGGACTCTGTGCGGTTTTGGCCGGCTACCGGCGTAAGTCGTGGGAGTTCCGGGCCGGATATGATTTCATTAACCGTACGCCGGTGGTTGGCGTGCAAAAAACGTTGTGGCAATGGTAGCGGATATACAAAACGGAGTGTCATATTATCTCTACGACGTGGAGCAGATTACCTTCAGCCAGGTGGACCAATATGCCGAAGTACGTCTTTCGCTGGCTACAGCAGGCGAAATCCTCTCTGAGACATACTATCCGGACACTGCTGGAGAGGTGGTGTTGCGCGACCTGCCGGCACTCCTGATTCCCTATTTCACGCTCCCCGACATCTCACAACTGAAGAACGACTACCGTTGTAACTCGTTGATGATGACCCTCAGCGTGAAGGATGCTTCAGGTACATTCACCTTGAATCTGTATCCTTATTACTGCCGGATTGTGATAGAAGGTGTCGTGGCCGAAGGTGTCATCCAAACCCGCTACAAGTCGGTATTGACAGCGCCCGGACGGGAAGAATTCTTTCCTTTCATCTCCGGTCCCAACTGTACACTGAAACTTGGCGTGGCCTATCTTCAGAACCAGACAGCCAAATACCTCGTCAAAGATATATCGCTGGCAGGCATGGCAGGATATACGAGTTTGAGATTATCGCTGGCACGGGCTTCGGAGCTGTCGGGTATCTCGCAGGATGCCATCCTCTACTACATAGCTACATTGACCAACGCTTCGAACGTGGCCAACCAGGTGAAGTATGTGGTGGACCGGCGTGCCTACCGTCGGCAGACCACCTTTCTGTACTACAACTGCTTCGGCCTGCCGGAAACCATCACCATGCTGGGACTGCAGACCGAAGAACCCGAGTTGGAGAGCGAAACCGTCCGTCTGCTGCAGCGTGAGAAGCAGATTAACGTGAAGCTGACGGACAGCCGTACCGTCAATTCCGGATACATGCAGCCCGACAAGTACGAAAGCCTGATGGACATGCTGGAGTCGCCCGACATCCGACTGCTGGAAGACGGGCGCAACATCCCCGTCGTCATTACAGACATCGACTTCTCGCACCAGCGCATCGGCAACGAACGCATCAGCGTGTCGCTGACCTTCCGTCCGGCCATCCGTCCGAGCGGACGGTTTGTCCGTACCAACCCGTTGAAAGGCCGGATTTTCGACCAAACGTTTGACTATACATTTGACTAAGATATGGAAACGATAAGACGAAACCTGATGTTGTCGGACATGGATATCCGTACCGACGAACGCGGCCGCCGGCGAATCTTCTCCGTGAAGTTCGTCAGCAAGGAGGGGAAACTCTACTTCATTCCCCAGGCTTATGCTTGCGGAGCGGGCCGCATGAACATGAAGGAGAACCAGCTGCGCGGCGTACAGCCCTGCGACTGCAAGGGCAACCCGGAAGGGCACCCGTACCCCGTCAACATTGACCTGATACTGGAGTATAACCGAATGAAAGTGATTTTGTGATATGGAAATATTGTACAACAAGGAGGGAATCCCTCTACTGATGCAGAGCACATACGTCTTTGGCGAAACGTCCGGCCTGCCTGCCAACCAGGCAAATGAACGTCTGAAGATACTGATGCCGTATGATATGAACGAGAACAGCTACATCGACATCGACGGCGTGAAGGTTCGCCCCTGGGGTGCTGGTAACGACTTCCCTCAGATTGCCGAACGCGAGATTGCCGGTACCAGCGTGCTTAACACCGGACTGAAGTTCCTGCGTAACCTGACGCTGGGGCAAGGTATCTATCCCTGCCGGGTGAAAGGTTTCGACGACAATGGCAACGAACTGCTGGATCCCGTAACAGACAGCCGGGTACAGAAGTTCGTGGCTTCCCGTCAGGTGCGCCGCTACATGGAGAAGGTGTTGCGCGACTATCTGAAGTTCGGTAATGGTGCCGTGCAGTTCGTGCCCTCTGCTGCCGGCAATTCATTTGCAGGTGTCAGTCCGGTAAATGCCTTGTTCCGTCGTTACTCCGAGATGGATGCCTACGGTTCCTGCCGCTGCATTGTTTCCGGCTACTGGCCGCAGCGTCCCGGAGCGGGGCAGTACAGCAAATGGGAGGTTCTGTCCGAGTTCGATCCCGAAATGCACCTCGAAGTGCTGAAATTCGCGGGCAACCTGAAGCACGGTTTCATCATGCCGGTCCGTGACAGCTGGAGTAACGATGATTTGTACGGCATGCCGATTTGGTTTCCGGCTTTTGTATGCGGATGGACAGAGATTGCCCACCTGATACCCCTCTTCCTGAAGAAAGCCTACCAGAACCAGATTACTTGGAAGTGGCATGTGCAGATACCTTACAGCTATTGGGAGAAGAAGTATCCGGCCAAAGACTACACCCCGGAACAGCGGAAAGTCGAAATCAACAAATACATGGACCAGGTGGAGATGAATCTTTGCGGACCGGACAATGCCGAAAAGCCCCTGTTCTCCATGTACGCGGTGAACGAGGCCAACGGGCGTATCGAAGAAGAGTGGAAGATTAAGCCTCTGGAGAACAAGTACCAGGGCAGCGACAACCTGCCGGTGTCTGCCGCCGCCAACAGCGAGATTCTCTTCGCACTGATGGTGAACCCGAATGTGATGGGCGCCGGTATGCCGGGTGGTACCTACGCCGGGAACCAGGGCGGAAGCAATATCCGCGAGGCCTTCCTGGTGAACATCGCCAACGCCTGGATAGACCGTCAGAACATCCTTGACCCCATCGAACTGTACATCCGCATCAATGGCATGCCCGACTGCGAGCTGCGCTTCCGAAACACCATCCTCGTTACGCTGGACAGCGGTAGCGGTACCAAGAAAACCCTCAGTTAATCACTAACCTCAAATCCGGAAATAAATGATATTCTCAAAAGAGAAATGGTCCAATGGAGACGAAATTCGAGCTTTCGTCAAAGTGAATACAGCGGTCAGCTTCGCCATGCTGGAAACCCCGCTGAACAATGCTTTCAACCTTTTCCTCAAACCGCTGTTGGGTCCCAGCCTCTCAGCCCGGCTCATCGAAATCTATAACAACGATGCGCCCAAAGATACGGAAAAAGAACTGCTCCGTATTGCCCAGCTCGCCAATGCCAATCTGGCGTTGTGGTATGAGTTCGATGCCATCAGCGTGCGAATCACCGATGCCGGTTTCCAGCGTCAGGAGTCCGAGAACGGTACGTTTAAGCCAGCCTATAAGTACCAGGAAGACAACCTGCGCCAGAGCTATAAGAACAAAGGGTTCAATGCCCTGGACGAAATGTTGGACTTCCTGTATCTGCACATATCCGATTTTCCGGAATTCGCAGATTCGAATACTTACAAGAGCCAACAATCTGCTATTGTCCGCTCAACAGCCGATGTAAACAATGTAGTGTTCATCAACAACAGCCGGCTGGTATTCCTTCGCCTGCAGACACACCTTAAATTCGTCGAAACGATGTTGTTGATACCGGCTATCGGTGAAGATCTGTACAATCACCTCATCGACAGTTTGCTGAATGATCCTGTAGAAGAGATAGAGAAAAAGCGCATCGATATGCTCCGTAAGGCATGCGCAAACTATATTGTAGTCATGGCCGTGCGTCGGTTGATGATGGAGACTGGTAGCTTGACAGACCGGGGCCTTTACTTTACCACCGTCGAAGCTGGTGAGAAAGGCAACGAGAAACGACAACCGTTATCGACAGACCGTATCGCTATCCAGATACAAAACCTGAAGGCAGACGCAGACATGTACATGTGTACCCTGCAGCGGGTCATAAGTGCTCACTTCCCCGAATTCCACGCGGGCAATCCGCAGCGGGTCTTTGACAGGGATAACGACCATAAACGAACCTTTTGGGCATGAAAACAGCAGTTCTTGAATACCGACGCCTGGGTATCCTTCGCAGAAAGGTGCGTTTAATTCCTGAAACGTGGGCAGAATTGACACCCGAACAGTTTGTTTTGGTGGCTGAACTCTATCTACAACGCACCAAATCACAGCAGTTCCTGGCCGCTTTCTTTCGTCTGCCGGTACAACGCCTTGATGAATACCAACTATACAACCTGACGAAGCTCACAGAGTTCATCAGCGATTGCCGGACCCATCTCGACCATTTTATACTGCCACAATTGGGGCATCTGCAGGCTCCAGGTGTCCGGCTGAAGGGAATGACGTTCGAACATTTCATGCAGGTTGATACCGCATTCAATCGCTATGCACGGGCGGAGAAGACCGAACTGCTAGACCGTTTCATCGCCTTGCTCTATTTGCGCAAGGGTGAGAGTATTGTCCTACCGCCCAGCCACCGAAAAGGTGTATTTTCGCATACGAAGGTGCTGAATCTGAAGCGAAGAATACAGGAAGTGGCCTCCATCGACCCGGCAAAGAAATATTCCGTTTTCCTGAACTACGTGTTCATCAAGCGATGGCTGTCCCGTTCGTTTCCTTGGCTGTTCCCGCTTTCGGACAAAGAGCCCGGTCAGGGTGATCAGAAGAAGAGACCTGTCGCTCCGTTAGTCAATTGGCTCGACATCTTCGATGCATTCGTTGGCGACAATGTGGCACAGATGGACAAGTTCCAGCAGATGCCGGCCACAACAGCCTTCAGACTGCTGAACAAAAAAATACGTGATGCCCAAACCAAGAAGAAATGAACTTTATAGAATACATAGAGAATCTGGCAGAAAGGCACGTGGATATCCGTGACAAGGCTGATGGACACGTCCATTTCCTGTCATCCGAACGGGCAAAGCATACGTCCATCGACAGTATGCTTCATTATCCGGCAGTCCTTGTAGACCGTGGCAGTGGTTTCGATTATGGGGGGGCTCCTGGTCAGTACACCAAGGTTCGCGAATACCTGTTGTTCATTGTCGAACATGTTTCCGATACCTCGGATTACGAAGAGATAGACCATGCCCTGGTGCATTGCGAAGCCATCCTTGACAGCTTCCTCAACCAGCTTATTGAAGACCGCAAGTCTCGGAAAATCCGTTTATCCTTCTCTCTGGAACAGGTAGAGGTAGAATATATTGCCAACCATGACAACTCTCAGTATGGCGTGATGGCTTCCGTACTGATTAATGAACCCTATAAACCATTGAATTGTGATACCCAATTTCTACTGAATAGAAGTTTTGATAAATCATTTGATAAAACATTTCAATAATTATGGCTACACAATCTTACGAAGAACTGATTGCTAGTGCAACGAAAATTAAAAATAACGAATTGCCGGAGTCGAATACGCATGACGTGGTGGGAGATCATTTGGTGCAGATGGCAACAAAAGCACAAGAAGAATACAACCAGCGTGTGACAGGTATATGTGAGTACAATGTTTCCAAACAATTTCCGACAGGTGGTATTGAAGGAAGTAATAAATATACATTGGAATTGGCATTGCAGAAAGTTCCAACAGAACTTAGGCAAACCGTCGGGATAAAATGTTCGTTTTTGGGCGATGACGGGACGCTGGAGAGCTGGGAGTATCAGGGTGGAACTTTTACGGCTACGGGTAGCTGGTTGGCTGTTGGAGGGAAGAAGGTTGCCGAGTTAGAGGAGAAAGAAAAATTAGATATTACCTCAATTAACAGATATATCAACAGTTGCAGCAAGTTGTCAGTTATTAATCCTACCAGCACAGTTGAAGGTGTTAGGTATGATAAGAATGATTTAGAAGTTGCTGATGCGAGTTATTCAATAGCTACTTATGAAAATGTAACAGGAGACGTTTTAATACGTTTTGAGGTGGGTGGTACTAAGAATAATTTATTTGCTGTGAAGGTTACAAACTCAGATGGAGAAATTCTATATTCTTTGATAAATCCATTGTCTGGTGTTTTATTGCCAATAAACAAA